GGGATTGTCTCCTTCTAACTTACCTATGGAGGTCAACATCATGACTAGACGAGACTTCATGTTTCTTAGTCACTGGCGCAAGAAAAAGCCAACTCAAGCCGCAGAAGAACGCCTGCTCTACAAACGCTATCTCAAACTGGGATATACCGCCGAAGAGGCTTACTACAAATCGAGGATACGCACATGAGTTATTTCGTGAAGCAATATCAAGATACCGAACTACTCTGCGAAGGCGAGATGTCACTCAGCCACGCACTATTCATAGCAGACTTAGAGATAAGTGAAGCCTGTGAAACATCTAAGTCGTGGATCTCATACGAGTTCTACTTAGACGGCAAGCCTGTCTATCCAGTGTATGGCGTCTACGATGACGTACCTATGTTCACACTGCGCTTCTCCAACATGGAAGGGCTAGGACAAGACGTCGATGAGCGGTGGGCGGCATGATCAAGCCTATCGGACGTCCACAACTGATGCATATCGGCATCGCATTATTCATCGCATACGCAGTCTGGTACGCGTTCATCAAAGATCACCCGTTAATTTCGGTCACTGATCTACCCACTACTTATGTATGTGAGCACGACAGCATCGTCGACGTTTACCTATGCACAAGTCCAAACAATCTATAACCAAAAAGAGGACTCATCAATGCTCAGTAAGATAAAAGAGCTAGGCGCTACAGCCTACAATTCGCCCTACGTTGCAAAAGGCGTAGATTTCCTAATAGACGGTAAAAACTACTACGTAAAACATCCACGCGAAGGCGTCCAAATGGTCGGCACTACCGCATTCATGGTATGGGCAGGCGCAAGTTTAGACGACATCGAAGCCGCGGCAGAAGTATCTGCTTATGTAGACGCTTCAGACTACGTCGGGAGGCATGGCTAATGGCTACATTTGACCTAGATATCGAGGTTGTAGATATCGACACTGCACTAGACGCAGTAGACAACAGCACAACCGAATACCTAACCACTTCACAACTACTTAAGGAATTTTAATCATGGGCACTAAAGCAACTAAATCAGTAAAAATCGCACCAGCAGTAAAAACTCGTAACTCCCTTATAGACTACGCTATCTCACAGATGGCCGAGTCAGGCAAACCTAACATGGTTGCCATAGCCCAAGGGGTGCAAACCGTCAACGAAGCCGATCCAGTTCTACGCATCGGTATGTACGCCCGTCGACTCAACGACGCACGTAAAGCCGCAGGCGGTAAGCTACACTACGACGGCCTCAAGCCAGAGACTTGCATGCCATTCGTCCAAGAACTATCCAACAAAATAGTTCAACTCGTCGGTCAACTACACAATAGCATGACCAGAGCAGACGACTGGGATTCAATCGCAGGCGGTACTGGCACAGACGCGTATGCAGATACATGCGACCTTATGAACATCGAACCGTTATCCGTAGAAAATCTGGCCGACGTAGTAGAGACTGACTTCGACGACCTCAACGAGCTACACTCTAAACTACGCGGTGTGATGTCATACTTCGAGATCGAACGTCTATATGTATACGCAACAGATCAACCTGACGAGAAAGACCCAACGTTGTGGATACCCAAGCATCGTATCGACGACCTTGACGAAGCAATCACAGCGTCATCCAAAGATTGGGAAGAGTACAAAGCCCGCAAAGATTCATCCGACTGGGATGCGGTTTGTAAAAAAGCGGCTTAACCAACCAATGCCACCATGTCTTCGGATGTGGTGGTTTTTTTCGAGTCTCTCTACGCAATCACAAGTGATTACTTTTATATGCTTACGCATTGTGTTGCCAAAGCAACAACAACTTGTTAGTACTCTGATACACAACGACGCACGCCATCGCCAGCAGCAAGACAGTGTGCTTGTATCAATTCACTATCATCACTTGTTGATGATTGTCCACGTTATTGACAGTGTGCTTCGCGACACACACCTGCGCCACCTGGCAGCCGACGTGTCTGCATACCAAACGCACGCAACACAGCTGTAGGTGTGTACTAAAACAACTACACACGTGACCAGCTCCGGCAGCCTAAATTGTGCTGCTTATAAAATAGTGCTTTATTTATGATAAAATATAAGCAATACTAATAATAGTAAAGCTAATAAAGTTTAACTAACGCGAGGATCGCGCTATGAACATTGACCACGAAAAACTGTTACGCAACACCCAACGATACGCGCTCGTCATCACTGCACACATATCCTATTACGCTGCACAAACCTTTGCGTTTGTAGCGTGCCAACTTGACGACTTCAACAAATACCTCACCAACATCAGCAAGAGGTATGACTCATGACAACCAAACTGCTCACTAAAAAAGAACTAGTAATGAATCACGAACGCTTTACTCAAGACTTCATGTTAACAGCCTTACGTCTATTACAAGCATACCAAAGCGACGTTAGCTACTGGACAAGCATGGGTGATACACATTCATTCAACTGGTGCACAAGCGGATCACCTTGTTGGGAAGAAGGCGAAGAAGACAAAATGCATGATTACGACAATTTTGTACGAGACTTTGTTGCTATTTTTGAAACAGAAATTGAGGACGAATCATGAACAAAAAATATTCAGTTGAAGTGTGGGACATCCAGTTCTATAAGGTTGACGAAAACGGTGACGAGTTACTCAACGATGACGGTAGCGTGAAGTTGTTTTCACCAACTCGCGATATAGATGTGTCATGGGTAAGTGATTCCGTATACGAAGAAGACGTTGCGGAGGTATGAATCATGACTAGCGAAGAATTAAGAGCGTGGCTCAACACATGCCCCACACACAAATGGGAATGCACCGAACTCGAAGACGACTACATGCGAGTGATTTTCCCCCTTAACGACCCAGAAGAGGACGAATCATGAACAAAGAAACCCATAAAACCGTCCGCGTATACGCAACAATGGAAACAGACCTCTATTTAAACATCAATGTCCCTATCGACATAGACGAAACCAAAATATGGGACTTCATCCACTGTGGGTATGCAAACATCGGCCCCCGTTCTTTACATCCAATGTCAGCCCAGACCGACCTTAAAGATGGCAATTGGAGATGGCAAGAATTCGATTACAACTACGGTTTTGACCCCAATGCACCTGACTTTTCAAAAGAGATTCTAAAATCATGAAACAGCTAAATTTACCCTTTGACCACGAACCCTGCATTAACCACATGGCTGTCATCATGGCAAACGAAGATATAGCAAATGGGTATTGGGATAACTGGGATGTTGCCTACGAATCTAATTGGGACATTTTAGAAAATAGAATAGCTGAACAAGAGGACGAATCATGAACAACAAGAACTTTATCTCTGAAGTATATGAGCTAGCTCTCGGCTATCGCGACGAACTCACCGCATCCCGAGACAGTATCTTAGACTTGCTTCACGAGCAAAAATACAGACCGCAAACCAACGTCAAGATAAAACTAACCGCAAAGCAAACCGAACAACTTATGTGCGTATGCCAGTGGGTAATAGATTACGACACAAACCTTCCTAACCGTGATGGACCAAGAACCAATGCTGTTGTAAGTAACGCAAAAAGGTTGTCCCGTCTTGTCAACCATTTTGCAACGGAGCATGAATCATGACAACAACCTACAAGTACCTATCACCAGATGACGCTCGCACGCTCATCGAAACCTTTGTTGCAGACAACAACCTCGATGCATGGTGGATGTCAGACGACGAAGGCTATCTAGCGTTAGGCATAGTCACAAAACTAGAGGACGAGTCATGAAAATTTACGAAGTACTTACATCCTATATGTCAGTAGAAGTACATCACGTCAAAGCTAACAACGAAGACGAAGCCTTAAAACAATTCCACGATGGCGAGTCTAGACATATGAAAACTTATGACGGTGAATACGATGATTTAATACAAGTATCTTATAACGAAGGTCCTTGGAAACTCGCTGACTACACCGAAGAATACGGAGAATTTGAGTAATGATCTTCTTAGACGAATTAAATCCTGCTTACGTCTACACACGACCCGATCAAGGCAAAGTATATTGCTGGGGACCGATCAACGACACCCCCAATCTATGTATTGAACTTGGAGACGCAAAACCCCCTAAAACCCTAAACATACAATTTTACCGGACGTTCAACAACGGTAACTGTATAAAAACATGGCGGTCATGGGCTAAATTTTTTAACAAGTATAGCCAACACGCTAACCACATCACAAAAATAACCTCAAAGGGAGATAAAACATGAGTGACACACAAGAAAACATCAACGCTTATCGACATACCTTACTCGCCATAACCGAGCTAGCGTCCGACGGCGTGCCTGCACACGAACAAATATTCGCAGGCATATCTTTCTATACCCATATGGCACATGGCTGTGCACCTTCTTCCAAAGTTGCAAAAGACACTATAGCCGCAGGCATTGAATATGGCGAAAGCCTACATAGCGAAGACGTAGAGGACGAATCATGAGCGACGAAGACACATCTATTCTAGTCCCATTAGACAACATGCTTTGGGTATTACAAACACTCGCTGACGCATTTGCATTAGAACCTAGAAGCAAAGAAACAATCAGTGGCAAAGAAGTATCAGAAATAATCTTAACCGCAAAAACCGCGATCGAAAAAGACTTTACAGAACAATGGATCGCCACTCACCAAGGAATACACTAAGCATGACTGACACTATCTACGACAGAGACTATATAAATTCTAATGGGCAATATGAATGTATAGAGAAACCTATAAGCCCCCAAACACAAGCCGAAGCTGATGCCATCTACTACGATCTTGGTATGTATATGTCTGACGAAGCCATCTTTCAAGACGGAGAAGCCAGTCTCACAAGCGCTATACAAACGTTTACGTTTTATCTGCGCAAAGCAAAACGAGTTAAAGCACTCGGTTTCTTGCCTACCATAGAATGCGATGTGTTTTATCCCAAAGGTTACGTACCGACCTCGTGGAAACAATACCGAGAGGGCATCCGATAATGTTTTTTAAAATAGCTAACTATATTAGTAGAGGTAATACATGAGCCAGTATTGCATGCACGAAAATCAAGAATCGTGGTGGGAAAAAGACGCACGCGGCATACCACTCTGCCGTGTTTGCGACAAATGCTACGAAATAAAACTAAGCGCCTATCGAGGCGATGTAAAAACAGACCCTCGTTATTGGACCGACGAACCTGTTGAGGAATGCCAGTAATGGAAGACTTTAAAACATCAATGGAATCTATTAACAGACGCGTCGAATGGTGCAAAGCAGTAGAGACCGTCGAACAAGCAGTGCGCTTCAAGCTTGATGCAATGAATACACGCTTCGCAAAGGGAAGTGAAGAAGACCGTGAAGCACTTGCACAAGCATGGGTACGAATCTTACAAGGCTAAATCAACTCACTTATCAAAACGGGAGAACAACATGTTCACAGCAGGACTTATCGCAGCAGCTGGTCTGCTCTTTCTACTATTTAAATTCAACTTACGACGCATTGCACGCTTTGACATTGTAATCGACGTCATAGCTACATTTTTCTTGATGTGGATATTCGCAGGCACATTTGCCGGGATGGTTGCAGGCCTTACTGCAGGCTTAATCATCAGCATCGTGCTGTTTGTTGCAAAGCGATCAATGCGCACAGAAAAACTCGGCCTATCAAAGACCGATAAATTCCCATACCGAAAATTCGGTTGGAAACCCGTCAACCCCAAGTAAGGAATACACATGTCAAAACCAATGTTATGTGCAGTCACTGACGATGCATCGTATGACGCGAGTGACCATGCAGAAGAGCTAGGTTTCTACAAAGTTAAACGTATAGATCCTGCGTTAGCAGAACCAGAAAACCGCCCTGAATACATGTCACTAAACAAAACCCTCGAGCCGCTTATCACTGAGTTCGGTGGAGAACCTTCCATCGATGAGAACGGCACAATACACATAGACTGGAGCAATTTATGAGATCAGTATCACCAACAGAAGCAGACGAAGAACTAGAAGTAAACGGCAAAGCCGGTATCAACACAATGATATGGGGGCCTCCTGGGTCAGGTAAGTCTGACATCGTTTACGATTACGGCATGCGAATTGGCGCAAAGATATATGAACTGCGTGCCAACCTCTTTGACCCCGTAGACGTACGCGGTGGTCTTAAAGTAGTAGAGCAAAAAGACGGTAGTTACCGAACACGCTACGGTGTGCCAGAAGATTACCCACCCTCTGACTACCTCGGCTTAGTACTGCTGTTCATTGAAGAACTACCAAACGCACCTAAAGCAACAATGAATGCTTTACTACAATTATTACTAACAGGACGTATTGGCACATACACATTGCCGATCAACACAATCATTGTTGCAGCAGGCAACCGGGCTTCCGACCGGGCCGCTGTGCATGAGATGCCAACACCTGTAAAGAATCGATTTGCACACATTGAACTAGAGCCAACAGTCAATGACTTTTGTAAGTGGGCTATGGTCAACAACATCGATGAGTCAATCACATCATTTCTACGTTACAGACCTAAGTTGCTGCACTCAATGGATGCCACAGAAAACGCATTCCCAACGCCTCGTACATGGGCAATGCTTAACAAAAAGCTACCCTTCATCAAAAACATGTTCACAGGATGTGCATCAGTCATAGGCGACGGAGCTGCTGGTGAGTACATTGCGTATCGAGCAGTTTACAAAGAAGTGCCCGACCCACAAGACATTATCAAAAAGCCCTCAACTGTAAAAGTACCTACCGAAGCGTCAGTACTCTATGCAACCGCAGGCGCACTTGCCAATGTCGCTGAACCAAAAACATTCAAGGCCATCATGAAATATGTCAACCGCATGCCGCCTGAATACCAAGTAGTAGCCATCCGTGACTCGTTATCAAAAGATATGTCTTTGCAGAGCCACGATTCGTTTACTAAATGGACCGAAGCAAACGCTGACGTCTTAATGTAAGACCCCTTAACTAACCTTTGGAAACCTAAAACATGAAAAAGAATATCGAAATCACTATCGAAAAAAATATCGCTATACCAGAAAGACACACTACGAAAAACAAAACCAAGTACGCATTTATCGCAGATCTTGAAATTGGCGATTCTTTTGTTGTGCCTAACAAGAAAATAGCTGACCGAATAACAGCTGCTATGTACAACTACAGCGTAGAAAACGAAGAAAATAAAAATGGCTCATCAATCCGTCAACAAACAGATGGCACCTATCGTGTTTGGAAAACCGCCAAGCGCCCTTATAAAAATGCAAAGACAGTAAAACTTGACCGCGTTGTAAACTTTTAATAAGTGCGTAAGGAAACGTCTATGAAATGTATAAAACATGGAGACAAAATTATAAGAGTCTCCGATAAAGAAGCCGCTATTAAAGTTCGTAGCGGCTGGCAATACTGCCCTAAATCCGAATATAAAAAGAGGGAGACATAACATGGCTTCAGTTCGATTATCTAGAGAGCTACGCGACCGAATATTGAACACTGCAATGCTAGCTTTTAGAAAAACCAATCCTGACCCAAAACCTACAGCAGAATTTTGTCAAAAATTAGTTTCTGCTATCAACAACAGTCCTGTACAGGCAGCTGCTAGACGCGTATTACAAGCGCATACAGAACCCAACGGCGTTGTAAAAATCTATAAATCTTTTTCGATGCCTAACTTACTGCCTCAAACGCTTAACCCTAGTACTTTCAAACTTAAAGGCGAGCCTAGAAGCTCTGAAGAAAAAGAACTAGCAAACAGAATTTGGTCTAGCCGCGAGCCAGCACTAGAGCTTGTTGTAGACATGCCTGCTCCTGTTATGGTTTTTCATGCTCCCGACAGGTATAAAGATGACTCTGACACATTAACTCTGCACATATCAGATCTTGATGAAGCAGATCAACAACCTATATTAGACGAAATGGTAAGGCTCTTAACGGAAGAAAAAGTAATAAATGAGAAGTTTAGTAACTATCGCTCCAGCATAAGCGACTTACTCCACAAGTGTAATACAGCGCATCAGTTCGTAGAAGCATGGCCAGCAGGCGACGCTTTCTTAGACACTGACACAAAACTAACAATGCACGAAAAAGTAACGCGCGCACAGTCAGCACGCAACCGCCGCGAAGCTGTTAACTTTGACTCTACCGTCGCTAATCAAGTAGTACTCACATCTAAATTAATTGGAGCGTAGTATGTCCAGCGAAACCATGATGCTAAAAGCACGCACACGTATGCTAATGGAAGCGCCGTTCTTTGGCGCATTGTCGTTAAAGCTCAAGCTAGTAGAAGACGACACAATACAAACATTAGCTACTGACGGCGTACGTCTACTATTTTCACCTAAGTTCATCGAGAAGTTAACACCCCTTGAACTAATAGGCGGCGTAGCTCATGAAGTCATGCACTGCGTGCTCAACCACCACACACGACGTGGTGAGCGAGACCCGCATATATGGAACATAGCATGTGACCTTGCTCTAAACCCTATACTTGTAAAATCTGGGTTTATATTACCCAAAGGCGCATTAAACGATGCTAAGTATCATGACATGCCTGCTGAACAGATCTATAACTTAATCTATGACGAACCTCCAGAAGGGCAGAAGTGGGGCTTTGTTCTTGACAGTACCCAAGGCAACAGCGACACAAACTCTGCTAACGAAGCCGACTGGCAAATTGCCGTAACACAAGCGGCTGAAGTTGCTAAGCAGAGAGGGCTGCTACCCGGTCATATCGAAGAAGCGATTGCAGACATTGTTGCACCGCTGGTCGATTGGGCTATGGTGCTATGGCCGTTCTTTACATCGCTAACTAACCTAGATTACTCATGGCGTAAGCCACATCGCGGCTATATCAGCGAAGATGAGTACATACCGTCTATGTATAGTGAGCAGTGTGGACCCATAGCAATCTGCAGAGACACAAGCGGATCAACCTATGACTATCAAGAACAGTTTTGCGGTGAGCTAAACGCTGTAGTCAGCGACATACAACCAGAAAAAGTAGTTGTTGTACAAACTGACTATGTAGTTCAAGAAGCGTACGAACTAGAGCACGGAGAAAAACTGCCAGAACTTACTGTAAAAGGCAACGGAGGCACTGCTTTCTATCCAACGTTTGAGTACCTCTATGAAAAGTATCCTGATCTAGAAGCGATTGTATACCTTACTGATCTAGAAACTGATGACGACGACTTCCGAAGATGCGAAGAGCTGGCAACATGCCCGGTGTTGTGGGTGTGTACTAACAAACTCAAAGCTCCATTTGGGACAACTGTGCAAATAACCTTATAAATATGTCTATTTCATTTGACATATTAGTGATGGTAATATTAGTATAAGTAATACTCTTCCTCCATAGAGTCAGCCAAAGGGTTCCCCTCCCTGATTAGCAAGCTTTGCGCACTTGTGGCTACAACGCGCTTTAACTAACAAACGAGTAACAGTATATGGCTTTCGCACATTTCGGTATCAACGCCCCAAAAGCAACAGAATGGGACAGGCTGCGAAAAGAACATCCTGCTGTTGAGAAATCATCAATTGTTATTGACAACACCCCTATGGATCAAGCTATGAAGGCTGCACACAACTTTAATGACCAAGAAGATATGGTCAACTCACCCAACCATTACACGTCAGGCAGCATTGAATGCATCGACGGTATAGAAGCCTCTATGACACCCGAAGCTTTTCGCGGGTACTGCAAAGGTGCCGCCATAAAATACTTGTGGCGTTACGAACGAAAAGCCAAACCACTAGAAGACTTAAAGAAAGCTCAGTGGTACCTCAACAAACTTATATCAACGCTTGAATAAAACCAAACCTCGAGGAACGAGCAATGGACATAAACGAATACCTTAAGCTAGAACAAATACACGACGAAGAAACTCGACAAAATGTTATGCAAAGCGAAGCGCTTAAATTTGTCAACGTGTGGGTAAAGACCCGTCAACCAGAAATATACAACGACCTTATGCAGGCGTTTGGCGAGATGGAAGGGCAGCTATATGCGCAACGTGAATGTGAGTCCTCTCAAGATGACATACCTTGGATATAACAATGTACGTCTTAGTTGAAGTTACTTTATCAATTATATCTATAGCCGTTTTTTTAACGTTGTTAAAAGGATCATGGCTAATAGTCCAAGACAAAGAATACCAATACCAACAACGAAAATCTAAGGGACAACAATGTCAATCGGCCAAACCTACAAATATAAAGCACAACGAAAAAAACTAAACGCAGACACAGACGCTTTTTTAGCAGCAGGAGGCGTAATACAACACCTTCCTTACGGCATTAAACAAGAAAACCGCGTTAGCTTTAACGACCACAACAAAAACAACCCGTCTAAAAAATAAGGCGCTTCATATCATGGATTTGATAACCCTCGATTTCGAAACTTACTACGACACAGACATTAGTCTCCGTAAACTCAATACAATGACCTACGTCAAACACGCATTGTTCAAAGTGCAAGGCGTTGGTATTAAAGTCAATGACGGTCCGACAGAGTGGTTCGGCGCAGACGAAACAACCGAAGCACTGCACAGAATCGACTGGGCTAGCTCCGCCATTCTATGTCACAACACAAAATTTGACGCCTACATTCTCACACATCATTACAACTTAACACCTAGCTACTATTACGACACACGTGCCATGAGCAGCGGGTTCTTCCCAGGCCAATCAGCGTCACTAAAAGATTTAGCAATACGCTTGTTTCCGTTTAATGACAAAATGCGGAAGGGCGATGACCTTATAAAAACTAAGGGTATCTACGACTTACCGCCTGACATAGAAGAAGCCCTCGGCACTTACTGCATACAAGATTGCGACGTTACCTATGCGTGCTTCTACAAAATGTTGTCAGATTACCCCGTCAAAGAACTTGATATCATTGATTTAGTATGCCGAATGTTTTGCGAGCCTGTCTTAAAAATAGACAGACCACGTCTAGAAAAATACCATCAGCAAGAGTACGACAACGCCGAAGCAATCATCATAAACTCAGGCATAGACCGTAAAGTTTTGTCTAGCAACCAACAGTTTTTTGCTTATGTAAAAGAAGTACTTGGCATTGTGCCGCCTACAAAGAAAAGCCCGACCACAGGTAAAGACATTCCTGCGCTAGGTAAAAATGATACGGGCTTTCAGCAGATGGCGGTAATGCACCCAAAACACAAAGACGTGTGGGACGCTCGCGTCATGGTTAAAAGCCGCTTGTCAGAAACACGAAGCAAGCGGCTGCTGGACTCAGCAAACGACGATGACACACTCCCCGTACCGCTGCAGTATTATGCTGCACACACTGGACGTTTCGGCGGTACAGAAAAACTTAATCTGCAAAACCTCCCGCGTAAATCAGAGCTTCGTAAATGTTTAATAGCGCCAAAAGGGCACTTTGTTTACGTTGCCGATTTGAGTCAGATCGAAGCACGTATGCTCGCATGGCTAGCTGGGGAGAAAGAACTGCTGCAACAGTTTAGAGACGGCATCGATGTTTACAAAGCGTTCGCTTCTCGTATATATGAAAAACCTGCCAGTGAAGTTACCGAACAAGAACGCTTCGTTGGTAAGGTTGCTATCCTTGGTCTTGGCTATGGTATGGGACATAAGAAATTTGCCATGACATTGCGATCGGGTGCAATGGGTCCAGCAATTGATTTTAGCGACGCTCAAGCAAAAGAAGTAGTAGACACTTACCGATCTACTTACCCACGAATTAAATTACTATGGACTAAATTAGAAGACCTAGTAAAACAAACTATGCACAAAGATAACTTTGGGTATCAGTACGGCCCTCTCAATGTTGAACACCACGGACTTCGCATGCCCAATGGCATGGCACTTAAATACGAAGGCTTGCGAACAACAATGGAGGGCCTAGCCTACCAATCACGAGGCAAAACAACGTATACGTACGGAGGTCGTATTACAGAAAACGTGATTCAAGCACTGTCTAGAATAATAATTACAGACAGTATGCTTCGGCTCAGCCGCCGAAAAGAAGAACGAGTTGCACTGACCGTGCACGATGAGATAATTATTATTGCTACTAATACTACCCCTCATGCTACAATGGATAACATCATTAAAGATATGTGCAAAGCACCTTCTTGGTGCTCAAACATTCCACTAGACGCAGAGGGCGGTTTCGATACCAGCTATAGCAAATAATGTCACGATTAGTACTAACAAGAAAAACTAATGAGTCTGTTGTCATTCACAAAGACGGCGACACAGTAGTTGTACTAAACGTAAATCGCATCGATCGCAATCAGGTACGCCTATCTTTTGAAGCAGACACGGATGTAAAGATTGACCGCTCAGAAGTATTTTTTCATGATGAAAAGAATTAGTAACACTAATATCTAATTAACAGCAGGAGCTAATCTGTAATGCGAGTAACTTTTTTGGAGGCAACAAACGGCCTTCGATTAAGTAAGCACTACTCTTTCGAAAAAACGTTTACCCCGTATCCGCACGTCAAAGCAGTGTCATCGCACACACATGACGTAGCCGTCGATCTTAAAGGGTTAACAGAGTTAGAGCGGCTTATCCGTAATCATGGAGCACTCGGGCATTGTATGCTCAAGGGTGATCTAAAACGGGACTTAATCGGAGAAAGTAGGGCGGGGCACACCAACAGGACAGCCCTGTCTAATCTATTGGTGCTAGACGTAGATGGCGTTACGCTACCTAGACCCTTAAACACAAACAAACTTAGCAGCGCAGATGTACAGTATCTCGCAAATCAAATTATTGGAGAGCTACCCCAAGAGCTACAAAACGTTAGCTACATCGCGCAAGCGTCATCAAGCTTAGGTCTTAAAGGCGACAAAACATCGTTGCATATTTTTATGTTCCTAAAAACAGCTATGCCACCAAAGACTATTAAGCTTTGGTTGCAAGACGCTAACTTTGAATCAGACCTGTTTACCTCTCAGTTGGGACTGTCAGTAAACGGCCAGTCGTTAAAATTTCCTTTAGATTCTTCAGTAGCAGACAACTCTAAGCTGGTGTTTATCAGCACGCCTTCTTTTGCTGACGCTACTCACAATCCGTTTGAAGATGACAACGACAGAATAATTCTAGTGACCCGAGATAACCATGCTTTCGATCTCGGTGTGATTATGCAGAACGTGTCGCCACAAAAAGTGTACGAGAAATCACAAACTTGCAAAGACAAACTACGCGAAAATGCAGGCTTTAGAAAGAAACAAGTAAAAACACGCTTAGCTTCAATCGACAGTATCACTGAAGAAGTACTTGTTAACCCTGACCGTATGTCTATCAATATCGCAGACAGTACAAACTTTCCATACGTACGTTGTAACATCAACGGCGGTGACTCATCTGCGTACTACTTCAACATAGAAAAACCTACGTACATGTATAACTTTAAAGACGAGCCTATCTTCGAAATAGAAAAAGCCGACCCTGATTTTTACGTGTCTGTATTTGATACCTTTGCAGAACACATGCAAAAAGCAGGGCGCGCTGAGTTCCCGGTCATCATGCGTGACTACAATACCGATACTTTCTTTAACGGTGTATATGATCCGAACACTGAACAATTCTCTGAGGACTATCCATTAGTTCCTTGTAACAAAAACAACGTAGAGGACTTTTTTATGAGCCACGGAAAAATAGCTCCAGACTTTATCCCTGACGGGCGCGTTGTGTTTGACCCTACATCAAATGATTCAGCAGTAAACTTTAAGAAAGTACCTTATTACGTCAACACGTACACACGCACCAAGTACGTCCTGGCGCCAGACGAGCCTGCAACGCCTATTGAATTTGGCTATGCTAAAACAATAAAAGACAAATGCCCGTTAATATACCGTGTGATTTATCACATGTTAGGCGAGGGCGACGAAGAGTTTGAGCGCTTCATTAACTGGCTTGCTCACATATACCAGACACGAGAGAAAACTAAAGTTGCATGGGTACTCACAGGTACGCAAGGGACAGGTAAAGGTGTTTTTTATTCACGCATATTACGTAAGCTATTTGGCAACGATCACGTACCAATGCGTTACTTACAAAATATGGAAGAGCAGTTCAACTTATATATGCGAGACGCACTGTTCTTAATTGTCGATGAGTTTCATATGGCATCTTCTTCATCAGGTGCGAGTAAGATGGCTGACAAGCTCAAAAGCCAAATTACAGAACCGACACTAACAATACGAGGTATGCGTGCTAACCAAAAAGAAATACCCAGTTACACTAATTATATATTTCTTACTAACAGAGTTGACGCAGTCAACATAGAATCTGGCGATCGACGATACAACATTGGCCCTCGGCAAGATACCAAGCTCATTGTTAAGTACCCTGACATGCCCAAGCGTCTTGCTACAAAAGAAATAGACAATGAGCTGTATGCATTTGCAGGCGCGCTATCTACCTTCAAAGTAAGTCAACGTTTTGTAGAGCAACCTATCGACAACACAGCTAAAGAACAGATGCGTAACGTAAGCATGTCTGTGTTTGATGAATTCTGCCAAGCAATCAAAGACGGCAACCTGCCATATTTTGCTGACATATTAGAAATCAATACGGCTTCTGTATTACACGCTAATGAAATTATCGCAGCACAACGACTTGTTAAAAGCTGGATTGCTTCCTGTAAAGACGAATATACAGTTATACCTAGAGAACATTTGCGTACTGTATTCCATATACAGACAGAACAAACGCCGCGTTATTCTCAACGAGACTTCAGCAAAAAACTAAGCCGTAACGGCCTTGAACCAGAAAGAAAACGCCCTTTAAATGCAAGAGGCGACACTGCAGCTACTCCAA